AGGTTGCAATACTCAGATGATTCTGTTACTTGGAAAAAAGACACAAGATCACCTGCTAGGAAATACGATAGAGCTACGATGAATGAGGGGCACCCGGATTTTGAGTGGGAAAATGAAGCATATAAACAATCATAATTATGGGATTAAATTTTAGAGGAGCAGCTAGTAGGTTTACAAATAAAAATCAAAATAGCTTTCAAGATAAATCAGCGCCTGGCCCAAGAAGAGGTGTAGGCGGAGATCAGCCCGGGAGTTTGGCTAGAGCAGAAAAAAGATTCGGAAGAATAACAAGCCCCGCTAAAATAAAGAAAAACTTCTACGGAGGTGAAGCTTATTTTCAAGATGGCTATAGCGGCGATCTAGCTAATAGCTTACCTATAACACGTAAATCAAGTTCTCCCTTAAAAATGAATCAGGCTTTAGTGGATGGGGCGGCAGATACAGGAAAGAAATTCTTAGACCATGGAGCATCTTTTGCTAAAGGATTTAATAAATCCGCCAAAGAACCTGAAGCGGCGGACTTAGGAAAAGAAAACAAAGATGGCAAAGACCAAGATCCAGGTGTTAACGATCCTAATGCAAATAAAAAGGATGATGGTGCAAATAAAAAGGATGATGATGTTACCACTAGTTCTTCTAACCCTACAGTAACTACAGGAAATTAAAAAACTACAAATATGAAAAACAGACCAATTACAGCCCGTGTTAAAAGCGGTATGTTCAAAACAAAAGAGCCGCTACTAAATGTAGGACCGGCTGGAGTTGACGGAAACAATACAACCCGCACTATGCCTTCTCCGAGTAAAATGAAAGGGTATACAATGAAGTCCTCACCTTTTAAGCAAGCAAAGACCCCTAAAGCCATTGTGGAAGAGGCTATTCAAGATCAAATAACAAACCAGGGTATAAGTCTTAATAAAACCATAACCACAACAACCCCAGGTACTGATGGAACCCCGGGTAGCGACGGCACGCCGGACGTAATTACAAAGCCAACTGAAACTTTTACTGGAGAAAAAGCTACAGGAGCAGACGCGGAAAAATGGGCAAAACAAAATGAATACTGCAAAGGTAAACCTAAGGGCACACCTGGCTGTTCTGGTTTTCATAAATACGAAGGCGGAGCTCTTGAAAAAGGCACACCTAAAACAGATGGCACACCTGGAACAAAAAAACAAGAAGATGAGGCAAAAACAGCTATTATTGAAAAAGTTGCGCGCAAAGGTGAGGCCTCTGGCGCTTACGCTACTCGTAATAACTTAAGGAAAGCTAAGGTGGGGGCTCGTAATGTAAAAAAAGGCCAAAGAAAACAAGATAGAGCCGATCGCAGAAAAGACCCAACTCTTTCAGCAAAAGAGCAAAGACGTGCCAGAAAAGAGCAAGCAGCCGCATCTATAAAGAAAGTTGCAGATTCTGAATTAAGAAATTCACAAATTCAATCTGAGCAAGGTAAATCCGGGTTTAGCGAGGGCAAGGAAATAGTGCTAGATGATGTTAAAAGACAACAAGGGGAAGTAGGTCCAGATAGGCAAAGAGATATGGGTACCCCCGTTACCCCTGTTGAAATGAATAAGCCTGGCTTCTTTAAAAAGAAATCACCTCTGAAAATGAATTACTTTAAAAAATGAAACCTAAAGGATTAGGAGATACAATAGAAAAAATTACAACCGTGACAGGAATTAAGAAAGCCGTAAAAGCTTTGCCTTTTGATTGCGGTTGTAATAAAAGAAAAGAAACATTAAATAAGATGTTTCCATATAAGTAAGAATTAAATTTAATTAAATGAAAAAAGAAAAAGACTACACAGAATTTGAAGTTGTTAAAGATAATCAGCTTAGCGAATCTGAATTAAATGAATTGCGAGAAGCTGTAAATCGTGTAAACGAAACACAAATGCAAATAGGTGGGCTTGAAGCACACAAAGCCAAGCTTATAACCGAAATATTATTATTCACTAAAGAAGTAGAAAGCACTCAAAAAATACTTGCATCTAAATACGGAGACGTAAGCATCGATCTTAATACTGGTAAATTTACAGAAAATGCAGCTGATAAGAAAGATTAGTGTCGGCAAAGATTATAAGAATGACGCTATGCACTACACTGTTGGACAGGAAGTGTATGGCGGTCATACTATAGATAACATTATAGAAGAGGAAACAAAATTCTCTATATACATATCTAAAGGTGATCTGGTAATGCCCTGGAAAGATTTTAACAAGAACATGGCTATTTCGGTAGAGTACAATATTTCATGGTAAAATGCAAAGTGTATTTAATTACCTTGTAACACCGCAAGGAGGCAGAACAACAGGACAGATCACAATTGAAGGACAAGAATTACTATTAAACACAGAATTACAAAACCACGAGTATTCAAACAGAATAGGGGTTATATTAAGTTTACCCTTAGCTGAAAAATACAAGGAACTCCGGGAAGGAGATGAGGTTATATTGCATCACAATGTATTTAGAAGATTCAGAGATGTAAGAGGTAAAGAAAAAAATAGTAAAAGCTATTTAACAGAAGAAACTTATTTGGCGCAACCGGACCAAATATACGCATATAGAAGAAACGGGGAATGGAAAGCTTTAGAAGGCTTCTGTTTTGTTTCGCCGGTTAAAGAGACTAAAATGTTCTCTATGGATTTTGAAAAGCCGCTAATAGGTATTGTTAAGTACTGTACTTGCGGAATAGAGGTAGAATCTTTAATAGGATTTAAACCTACATCAGAATACGAGTTCGTTATAGAAGGGCAGAGGTTATACCGAGTACCCACTAATTCAATTACAATCAATTATGGACACAAAGGAAACGAAGAGGAATATAATCCAAGCTGGGCGGAAGGCAGTTGAGGAATTAATAAAAGTAGCGGAAGAAGAAATAATAACTAATTCCGAAGACGATTTAACAGCAGACAAACTAAAGAATGCTGCCGCTTCAAAAAAACTAGCTATATTTGATGCCTTTGAAATACTAAGCCGTATCGAGGAAGAACAAAGAGTACTAGACAATAAGCCTAGAAAAGAAGTTGAAACCAAGGAATTTAAAGGTTTCGCTGAAAGAATGTCTAAGTAATGTACGAGCAAAACTTATACAGTATAATAGAGCCTATTAGGAAGATAACAATATCTAGACTTAATAAAGGCAACAAATGGGAATACGGCTATAATAAAGAGCACGATATTGTTGTTATCAGCAAGACAGGCAAAATAGGCGAGATATATAACATACAAGGATTTAAGATAGCTTTACCATTATCGCCAGGCAAGATAAGTAAGAAAACTGATAAGTGGACTCCTGACGAGTATCCTAAAGAATTAAAAGGAATTAATAACATTTTCGACTGGCGAGATTATCCGGAAGAATTTAAAAACACATGGGGGACATATATAGATGAGCATTTCAGAAGACGCGAAGAAGGTCATTGGTTCAATAATAAGGGTCTGGACACTTACATTACTGGTACTCACTTTATGTACTTGCAGTGGTCCAAAATTGACGTTGGGCAACCTGACTTTAGGGAATCAAACAGATTATTCTATATATTCTGGGAAGCTTGCAAAGCAGACAAAAGATGTTATGGAATGTCCTACCTCAAAAACAGACGATCTGGATTTTCTTTTATGGCTTCCGGCGAGACTGTTAACCAAGCAACAATATCTTCAGATGCTAGATTTGGAATACTGTCAAAATCTGGGGGAGATGCAAAGAAGATGTTTACAGACAAAGTTGTACCAATATCGGTTAACTATCCATTCTTCTTTAAACCAATACAGGACGGAATGGATCGTCCCAAAACAGAACTCGCTTATAGAGTCCCAGCCTCTAAGTTTACAAGGAAGAAGCTCGATTCAAACATCGCAGCAGAAGACATCGTTGGCCTTGACACCACGGTTGACTGGAAAAACACAGGGGACAACGCGTATGATGGTGAAAAACTAAGATTATTAGTACACGATGAAAGCGGTAAATGGGAAAGACCAAATAATATACTTAACAATTGGCGAGTAACTAAAACTTGTTTAAGATTAGGTAGTAGGATTATCGGTAAGTGTATGATGGGATCAACATCAAATGCTTTAGACAAGGGAGGTGAAAACTTTAAAAAGTTATACAGTAGTTCTGACGTAAATAAAAGAAATGCAAACGGGCAAACAAAGTCCGGGTTGTATTCTTTATTTATACCGATGGAGTGGAATTACGAAGGGTTCATTGACCAATACGGACATCCTGTATTTAATAAGCCGCCAGAAGGCACCCTGGGCCCACACGGAGACGTTATAGAAGTCGGGGTCATTGAGCACTGGAATAATGAGGTAGATGGATTAAAAGGCGACCAGGACGCTCTAAATGAGTTTTACAGACAATTCCCTAGAACAGAGGAACACGCTTTCAGAGACGAAACAAAAAATAGTATATTTAATTTAGCAAAAATATACGAGCAAATAGATTATAACGAAGATTTAGGTAATAGCAATGTACTTACTAGGGGAAGCTTCCAATGGGCTAACGGTGTTAAAGATACAAAAGTATTGTTTACTCCAAATCCTCAAGGCAGGTTTTTAATTTCATGGACACCTAGTTATAATATTCAAAATAGGCAAACTACACGTAATGGTATAAGGTATCCAGGTAACGAACACATAGGCGCATTTGGCTGTGATAGCTACGATATATCGGGAACAACAGATGGAAGAGGGTCTAAAGGAGCATTACACGGACTAACTAAGTTTAGCATGGAAGATGCGCCACCAAGTACTTTTTTCTTAGAATACGTTGCTAGGCCGCAAACAGCTGAAATGTTTTTTGAAGATGTATTAATGGCTTGTGTATTTTACGGTATGCCTTTATTGTGTGAAAATAATAAACCTAGGCTTCTATACTATTTTAAAAGAAGAGGCTACAGAGGCTACTCAATGAACAGACCTGATAAGCTTTGGAATAAGTTATCGGTAACAGAAAAAGAAATTGGAGGAATACCAAACTCCAGCGAAGATATAAAACAAGCGCACGCAGCTGCTATTGAAATGTATATAGATAGACACGTTGGCTTAAATAATGAAGGGGAATATGGTACAATGTATTTTAATGAAACATTAAACGACTGGTCAAAGTTTGATATAAACAATAGGACAAAATTTGATGCAGCAATCAGTTCTGGTTTAGCTATAATGGCTTGTAATAAAGATCTATACAGACCGAGCAATAAAATGCAAAGGCAAGTTGTTAATTTAAGATTTGCAAAATACTCTCACGAGGGTACGGCATCAAAAATAATAAGAAAATAATATGGCGATAAGTGTAACAAATAGTTTTTTCCCTAGCCAAGTGGTAAGTGATCAAGATAAGGTTTCTAGAGACTACGGGCTGCAGGTGGGCAGAGCAATCCAGAATGAATGGTTTGACAGCAACTCAGGGGTGACTCGCTATAGAAGTAACCAATCATCTTTTCATAACTTAAGGTTATACGCAAGAGGCGAGCAGCCGGTGCAAAAATATAAAGATGAACTTTCTATTAACGGGGACTTATCTTATTTAAACTTAGACTGGAAGCCAGTACCTATACTTTCTAAATTTGTTGACATAGTTGTTAACGGGACAGCAGATAGGGCATTTGATATTAGTGTATATGCGCAAGATCCTTACGGCGTAAGTAAAAGAACTGCTTATTTAGAATCTATAATTAGAGACAAGCAGACGGAAGATCTTAGCAACTTCGCGCAAGAAAACTTTGGCATTAGCCTTTTTGAAAATCCGCCAGAGACTTTACCGGATTCTCAAGAGGAGCTGGATATTCACATGCAGCTTACTTATAAGCAAGGCGTTGAAATAGCAGAGGAAACTGCTTTAAACACAATGTTTGACGAAAACAAATATGATCTTACTAAAAAAAGAACATATCACGATCTTGTCACATTAGGTATAGGGGCAGTTAAAAATAGCTTTACCGAATCAGAAGGAGTTAAAGTAGAGTACGTTGATCCCGCTTATCTTGTATACTCGTACACAGAAGATCCGTATTTTCAGGATATATATTATGCAGGTGAAGTAAAGTTTGTACCATTAAACGAGCTTAAAAAACAATTTCCAAATCTTACTCAAGATGAAATGGAAAAGATACAGCAGCAAGGTACACAAAATTACGGCGTGTTTGACAACACTGTAAGTAATTCTTATTCCAACAACAGAGACTCGAATATTGTACAGGTGTTATACTTTAATTATAAAACCTATATGAACGAGGTTTATAAAGTAAAAGAAACCGCAACAGGGGCCACTAAAATAATAGTAAGAGACGATCAATTCGATCCGCCTGTTGAAGCCTACGAAGATCAGTTCGGCAAAATGTCAAGATCATTA